CAAATCTCATAATATAAACAAGCAACTTTAATCATTAGTTATCCTTTCGTTATGCCGATAGTATAACAGATTAGACTGACAAATTTCCAGCGACACGCCGTGTGTGTCTTAAATCACATTTGGCCCCCACTCTTTTGCGGGCCAAAAGGGAAATGGGGCGGGTAGACAGACCCGCCCCAAGCTTTTAGATCAAACCTAATTCAATTCTAGTCAATTGCTTAGGTTTATATTTATTTACAGTTTGCTCAGGTAAAAACAAAGCGACAGTTTTCTTTTTCTTTATTTCATCATATACATACGCTTTTACATTACCAGAAAACCTTGATAGATTACTAAAAACAATTTCGGTCAAGTAATCTTTATCTATTCCTTGTTCGGAATAAATAGTTAGGTCATTTAGTTTATTCGCATCATAGATTTCAACACGAAAACGATTTTTCATTTATTTACTTTCTGTTAGTAGGGATTTTGGTTGAGCAGTTTAGCATTGACTTGCTCAGGTCAGTTAGCGTTTGCTAAAAGTATTCTAACATTAGGGGCTAGATTTTGTCTAGCCCCTAATTTATTAGAGATAACGAGCAATAGCGTTATAGGTTGAGGTTGAAACTACTTCCTCATCTGTCATCTTGAGAATACGGATAGCGTTCTCAATTTCATCTACCATTTCCTTGTATTGCCACTCATGGTAAGTGTCAAAATCCTTTTCAGGTTCTTTTGGTAGGTCAATAGCACCTTTAGGTAAATCAAAATCAACATTTACCATGCCATTGTATCGGACATTTGCTCGTAGGTTTTCTGCCTTTGAGATTTGAGCGAGAGCAAGTTTAGCGATTTCCTTAGACCACTTTTCAGTAGCCTTCGCAAACTTTTCCTCGTTTGATTTCTGATTAGCCTTATCCTTTTGGATTTGTGCTAACTTTGTTTCAAGAGCCTTGATTACCTTAGTGGTGGCAATCTTGACTTGAATTGCTTTTCCTCTAGCCATTTGTTTATTTCCTTTCGTTGTTTGTTGAGAGAGATTGTAGCAGGGGCTACTGACATTTCGCCCCTGCCGATTATTTACTTAGCAGATACGCTAGTCCAGCGTTCTTTGCCATTGACATCAAGTAGAACCCTCGCCACTCCTGACGGGTGATTATCTACTGCCTTGATTACTCCTGTCACTCCACTATTAGTGGTTGTGAAGGTCTGACCGATAGTTAGTGTTGCCATTGGTTTATTTCCTTTCGTTAGTTTGGAGGGCTATCTTACCATAGCCCACCGACATTTATAGCCACGCCTCTAGGTGGTGTTGTTCTATGATAGCCCAAGCGGGTGCTGTATCTAATCCTTTATAAGATACGCCTTCGGGCATCTTTATCTCTCGATCTGTTTCATCTTCCCAATAAGCCTCTAGTGCCTCAATACACGGAGTTACCATAGAAGCGGGAACGGGTGGGTAATGATTAGAAGATAAGTGAATACCAATAGCGGTAGATAAATCTAATCCTAAATCATAGTCCGCTAAGTCATGAGCAAAATTACTCCCCATTTTCTAATACCTCATTTCGCATAATTTCCATTTCGTCAATAGTATCGGCAAGAGTTTGTAAATCATCTTTACTTAGTAATACCTTAGTAACCTTATCTGCGGTAGCAGAAGCAAGAATACCTGAATAAAAATAAAGAGCCTTAGCAAAATCATCTTCAGACATTTCATTTCGGGTGTGTAGAATTGTGCGAGCAAAATCCATTACTTCATCTTCCATAATAGAGTCGCCTACTGCCTCAATAAGAGCGGTTGCGGTTGATAGCATTTGTTTCCTTTCGTTGTTGTTAGTGGGCTAGATTATAGCCTAGCCCACCGACATTTTTAGGCTAGGCAGAGAAGCGCCTGCGAAGCGCCTGCGTTGATAGTATCCAATTCCGCTTGCAATTCGGCGGTGGTCATGAGAGTAGGGTCCCCTACTAATTCGGTAATAGCCTGAGTATTTATCATGTCCACCATTGCTGTTGGCATCTTTGATAAAGTAGGATAGAATGAGCCAGTAGTATCTATCTTAGATACAAAATTGACTCCATTTACTGAGAATGGGAATGAAGCCCAGTTATCTGTATTTAGCATTATTTTCCTTTCGTTTGGTTATGTCGCTATTATAAACTAAACTACTGACAATTTCTATTTGAGTATCGGCGTGTCGCAAATTATTTTTGTGATGAATCTCACAAATTTCCAGCATATTTTCAACTTGACGTAAAAGAGCTTGGGCCCCCACAGCTTTGCGGGCGTTTGCTTATTCTGTCAAATCAAAACGCCGTTTATGTTTTATTTTTCTGCGATACTTTTTCTTATTGCGAACAGGTTGCGCCGCATTACTGCGGCGCAATTCCTGAATTCGTTTTACTTTATCAAGAAGTGAATTTTGGCACACGATAGTTGCTCGCTTCATGAAATCTAGTAACATCAAATCGTGGATTATCTTTCGCAAACATTTCTGCGAAATCATTTACCATTTTAGAAAATACAGCAGGGTGAGTTTTATCTGAAACATACCGCAGAATTTCTGCGGTAGCAACATAATCTTTACGAGTCATCATTAGGCTTTTACTCCGTCCGCTTCAACAACATCAAAGACATCAAATTTCACCAAATCACTTTCGGGTAATTGGTAAAGAATTTTATTTAGAGCGAATACCGCTTCTAAATCTGTTTCTGCTTCTGTTACGAAAGCAATTAGCACAACTTTTTTCATTAGTCTTGTTCCTTTACAAATAGAGAGCCGTCAAAATCAGAAGTAGGATTACAGTCGCAAGGTTCAACATTATAATCCTCGTTTCCGCCATAGAATAGCCAACCCTTGCCGTAGCAAGTGTCGCAGTCAAATTCAAGAGTTTTTATTACTTTCATTTTAGTTTTCCTTTCGTGTTGTTTCGGTAATTGTAGCATTAGCCACCGACAAAATTGCGGTGAGATTAGAATTGCGCTTTTCTTTTATTTCTGCTAAGCGTTGAGCAGTGATGAAATCTCTAAAGTCTTTTAGATCCATTTCAGTTTTCCTTTCGTTTTGTTATTAGTTAGATTATAGCGGAAGGGTCTGACATTATAAGTCAGACACCTTGACGGCAATAGTAGCCCAATTAGTTTTGATAGACTGTGCGACACGATAGCGAATTGCGTAGGCTTGATAATCTGTGCCAACCCAAACATCATCACGCTTTTCAGCAAAATCAATTTCTCCACCCATAAATCGGCGGGCTAAAGATGAAGGGCGATAGAATTGCCCTACTAGTAAATCCTCAATAGAATAAGTTTTCATTTAGTTTTCCTTTCATTTTGTTACTCCGTAAGTTTAGCAAAAACCACTGACATTTTCAAATCCAAATCAGAATTTCTCAAATTTTGAGACGCTCAGTCGTGTGAGAAAAATCACACAAAATAAATATGACCAGACAATTATTTTTCGGGCGTGTCGCAAATTTCCAGCAATTTTTGAAAACGGACATAAAGTACAAATCGCCCGCAGAACTTCGTTGCGGGCAGCTGCCGATCTTGTCAAATCGACACGCTATTTATTTTTATTCAAAATAAACTGCGCCACGAACATTTTTATGATTTACGCAAACATTACCACGAGGAATTTCAACATGGCATTTGAAGCATAACATTTTTACTTCTGCTTTAGTTAGCAGAGCAAGTTCCAAATCTAGTTTAGTGGAAGTAGAAGCATTTTCTAATGATACCCAACCAGCACCATTTTCATTTATTTCAAAAATTTCTAACATTTATTTTCCTTTCTTAGTTAGGTAGGATTTCTGTTCCGTAGTATTCTACGGCGGAATACAAATCCATCATTCCTTTATAGTCACGACATCTAGGGCAGAAAGCGTTCCACCCGTCTGTAAGTGTTGAGCAGAATACGCAGATTTTATCTGTTACGCAGAAATCGTTATCTACTAAGTAGCCGATTATTTCATTTTTATTTAGTGTAGTCATTTTATCTGACCTACCTTTCTTTTTTTATCTTATGCCTATAGGCTACCATAGACCACTGACAAATTAGCCTGTTTTTCGGGCGTGTCGGAAAAGTATTTTTGTGATTTAGGTCATGTGGATAACTTACGCTCAAAATTTCGGGGATTTCCACAGCTGTGCATAAACCTGTGGATAACGCCCGCAAAAGACTGCGGGCAGCTGCACCTTTTGTCAAGGCGACACGCCGTTAGTTTAGTGTGATATATGCCACAGAGAAGCCTACGCCTACGCATAGAGCGATTAGGGAGATAGTTTGTAGGACGATCATTTAGCACACTCGCAATGTTCTATCTCATACTCTTGGCGATTACCTACATAGATAACGCCCCTGCCATAACACAAAGAGCATTTATTCATTTTATATCGCCTCCGCCAATTCTTCCAATTCCATTTCATCTTCTAATTCTAGCATTTCCTCTAGTGATACTTCAATAGGGTCTGCCTCTACTTCATCATAGTATTCAATTTCGTATCCGTGTTGAATACTTTCATACTTGTATGAATTGTCTGTGTTATCGAATGAATACATTTTTAGTATCTCGCTTTCTTGTTTGTCTTTACCTTGTAGATTCTATACGCTACTACTGACACGGCAACTAGTAGCATGCCTAGAGGGGAGAGGTAGAAATCTAATTGGGCGGTCTCAAAGGCTAGCCCATCGCTTGTTATATCTATTACTAAGTATCTGTCCATTTATTTATTTCCTATTCGTTTAGTTAGTTTAGTTAGAGTCTTATTTGCTAGGCTCACCCTTTCGGTTTATTTGCTAGGCTCATACTCTCTTATTTAGTTTTTATCTTATGTCTGTAAGACTATCACACATGACCGACATTATCAAGGCGACACGCCGTTAGGCGTGTGTGACCTTAGTCACGGGCTACCGCTAGGGTGCGCCATTCGTCACGGCGTCCATTAGTAGGGCGAACACGGACGGCATAAGCGTCAGCGTCTACATAGTAGACATTGTCACGAGGCTCAGCGTCCTCGATAATGCCTTCAATAGAGCGGCTACGATAAGCCTTGCCAATTAGGAGAGATTCGATTGAGTGTAGGTTTGACATAGTGTATGTCCTTTCTTTAGTTTCTAATAATGGAATACTATCAGGTGTTGCCGACAATTTCAAGACGACACGCCGTCGGAGGCGTGTGATTTACATCACACTAACTAGCGTAGTGCTCTAAGTAGCACATGCTACAGCATGTCCCGAAAGACATCTCACGAGTGTATTTTTTTTCTAACTTACAAATTTCACAGATTTTCATTTTCTGTCCTTTCTTTCTAATAATAAAATACTATCAGAGGGGACTGACATTTTCAAATTATAAATGCGAACAATTCGGACATTGTGGCGGAAGTCACAAAGAATTCAAGTGAGATACATCACAATTATGGGCGCACTATCCAAAATGTCCGTTTTGTACAAAATATGTATCATACATAAAAAATCTATATTAACATTTTTATAGATCTAAATTATGGTCGACTAGAATATTTAGCGGTGGTATAATAAACACATGCAAGCTCAACTATACAAAGAAGTAAATGATCTTTTTGGTGACAACGAAATATCGTTTATGAATCATGGATATGCTCCAGCGTATCCTGAAGTAGAGTTGTTGCCATTTAAGCATCAGTTAAGTTTATATAGTAAAGCTGTTGAAAATTTAGATCTAAATGGAAAAATTATTTTAGAAACTGGTTGCGGAAGAGGCGGGGGCGCTAAGTGGTTATCAGAAAACAAAAATATAAAAGAATACTATGCTTGTGACATATGCGTAGAAAATGTCGACTTTTGCAATAAACATAACTATAACAATATAATAAAATATTCTGTACAAGATGCTCAAAAATTAAATTATCCTGAAAATTTTTTTGATATAGTGTTTTCTATAGAATCTTCTCACGGCTATGAAAGTTTAAATTTGTTTTTTGAAAATGTAAGTAAGGTTTTAAAAAACGACGGTACGTTTGTTTTAATGGATATGTACGGTATCAGTGACATATCTATAAGTCATAATAATAGACCTATAAATTATATAATAAACGAAGCAGAAAAATTTTTTAAAATTAAAATTGAAAATGTAACAGAAAATGTAAAAAATGCATGTTCACAAGATACAGAGCTTATGAAAAATTGGATATCTGATCCTAAATCTTTAGAAAAAATGGAATACATATCTAGTCAATCTTTTGAAAGATACGGCGGAGGACATCGTGGATTCTTTAAAATGACAGGAATAAAAAAATGAAGTATGATTATGATAGATACATAAACAACGTTATTGCTACTATGCCTAATACTCATAGAGTAGACAGTAAAGTTACTGTAGTAAAAGGGTGGATGTCAGACGAACTTTGCGATAAAATAGTTTCTTGGGCAGAATCACTAGATGAGTCAGCTTGGTGGGAAAAAAATAAAAGAGAATGGTATCACGGTAAATTTTTGTTCACTGGAGACAATCCAGATATTCAAAATGAGTTAGACCAACTTAGAGTAAGACTAGAAAATCTTTTTATGAACGAGCTTTGGATAGAAAGCATGAATTCAGTACATAGAATGCGTACTGGAGAAACAATGTTTGAACACGCAGACAACCTTGAAAGTATAGGTCTTGATAATAAATGCATATTTGGACTAACTCAGTATATTAGTGATTTTGATGGTGGAGCAATATATTACCCAAACGCTGGAATAGACTACAAGCCAGAAAAGGGAGATCTCTTAATACATCCTGGATCTGACATGTATACACATGGTACTGATCCAGTTATAGGTGACAGAGTAAGATATATAGTAGCTGGATTTGCTTCACTTCCAGAAGCTAAGGAAATGAGAATGAAAGATCAAATGTATGAAGGATATGATGCAATAAAAATGTCTAGCGCTGTAACTAATATTTTTGGAGAAAATGATTTGCCTTCTCAATTTGGGCAGACTCTTCCTTTTGAATACGGAGAAAAAAAATGACATGCTCATTTTGCGATAAATTTGCATATACTTCTATGATAGATAAAACTGGAATTAAATATTTTCTTTGTGAAAATCACGTAAAAAAAATAAAAACTCTTGACACTGAAGAAAACTAAATGTTACACTTAGTTTGGTTTGTGGGGGGCTTACACTGAAACTCAATATGTACCAGATGTGTAGCTTTCCTCCTTATCCCTTACATTGAAAACTTTTTTTCATTTGGGGGGTAAGGGGGGCTTTCCTAAAATCTAATATCCCCAGATATCACTATATAATATATGTTATATATAGTAAAGAAAAAGGCGGGAAAAAACTAAAATGAGAATGATTGTCACCATAACAGCAATAGCCTTAATTACCTGTATATGTGGGTTACTAATCCAAATATACGGGCCTATAGCTTAATCTGGTGAAAGCAATTGTCTTATATACAATCGACTTTGGGTTCAAATCCCAATAGGCCTACTGGGTTTCACGTGAAACAAGAGGGGTAGTTTATGTCAAAATATAATTCTTTTTATTTTCTTCATGTACCTAAAACAGGTGGAAGATTTTTAAGTAAATATATAATAGAGCCTGTAAAAAAACAATTATTTGAAAATGGCATAGAGATTCTAAAAAATCCTGAATTGCAATCAAACAAAAGAAATAGACATGTTGGGTGGAACTGGAATATAACTCCAGAAACATACATTATGTCTTGTTTTAGAGAGCCAGTAGAATGGGCATGTAGCTACTTCATACATATGATGTATATAGAATCTGGCGCATTGGATATGGACAATGAAGCAATAGTAATTAAAACTATAGATAAAGAATTTACTGGAAAAGATCTTATAGAATGGTTGACTGAAAATAAATTTTTACAAAATTATCAATCTAAAAACTATGTATTAGGTGCAGGGGAAAATTCTTCGATAAAGCATGAAATATTAATGAATGAAAAAATGCATTGGGAACTAGATACAAATTTTCTTTATAAAAGATTACAAAGAGTAAATTTATTATTTAGGCAGGGGGAACTTAAAGAAATGGACTCGTCTCTCCTTGTCGAAAAAATATCTCAAGACCTCAATATAAAAATTGATTACAGCCCTTTTGAAGACATAGATAAGGGTTACTACTCAAATAATGCTTCAAAACTCCTGTATGACTCTCTGAGCAATTTTGAGAAGGATTCTATAAGGAGTCTAATGTCCGTAGATGTTGATGTATATAACAATGATATGTTATTTTGGTCGACTAAGTGATATAATTTAACATATGGAAACAGCTTTCATAATTGGATGTATATCTGGCATTATATTAATGGGATTTGCCTTATTGGCATCCTTTAATGAATTTGATAATGATAGATGGAGAAATAAAGGATATTGATGTTCTATTTTTCGGTTCACTTCCGCCGCCGCACTTTTTCACTTATTAGGAGAAAAATATGATTAACATATCAGACACATATATAGAAGATAACATAGATGCTTTATATTTTAAAGATTTTCATAATCCAAGAATGGACTGGAATGATGTAATAAATTTTATATACGAACAAGCAGTAACTCCATCAAACTATAAACAAAATGATGAAGAAAAAAAAAGTCATTATGCTCAGCAAACTTATGGAAGCTTAAAGATTCAACCAGATCTTTATGTTGTTCCGCTGGCTAGAGATATTCATAAATTTTTTAACAGTGTACCGTTTTTAATGGAAAAGATAAACAATGACCCAAAAATAAATGAATGCAAATACTATGATGGCGACTACAATCAATTTCAATGTAATTGTGGTTCTCTTTGGCACATACAAGGACTAAGGTTTTCTTTAACTGATGTTGTTATAAATCATCACCAAGATCCTTGCGACGTTTTGGTATGGCAAATGGTTGGAAAATCATATTGGACCATAAACAAAAAAGACGAATATGTTTTGAGCCCAGGAGACTTACTTTATGTTAATAAAAATGCAACACATGGTATAAGACAAGATGGCCCAAGGTTAACTATGATAATCGATGCGATATGGCAAAAAACTGGATATGGAAAAGACCTTGTTAAAAATTAAATACTATCTTTATAGAATTAAAAAATTTTTTATTAGAGGGAAAAAAGACAAGAATAGGTTTATATATTAATGATAATTTTAGGCATTAACGAGACATCTCATGATGCATCAATATCTTTATTAAAAGACGGAGAAGTTCTATTTGCAGGACACGCAGAAAGATACAGTAAGAAAAAAAATGATTGGTACAACAATGAATATATCTACAAAGACATGCTTAACTATGGTACACCAACACATATAGCGTACTACGAGCACCCGCAATTAAAAAGATCCCGCATATTATTAAAAGGTGGAGCAGCAGAATGGAAACCAAATATTCCTATGGATCTTCCGATAAAATATTTTAATCATCATTATTCACACGCATGTGCTGGATACTATACTAGTAAATTTGACGATGCTGTTATTGTCGTCCTTGATGCAATTGGAGAATACAACACTTCCACTATTTGGGTCGGAGAAAAAGAAAAAATTAAATTGGTTAAAAAGTTTAATTATCCGTTCAGCTTTGGTTTATTTTATTCTGCTTTTACTGCATTAATAGGATTAACGCCTAACCAAGAAGAATATATTATGATGGGCATGGCTGCGTATGGGGACGCAAATAAGTATTTTAATAAAGTTAATGAATATTTCCCATCCATAAATCAACAAAAATATAATTTTCATCAAGGAATAAATGATTGGAATGAACACATAGGACAACAAGAACAATTTGATATTGCTGCTGCAGTTCAAAAAGTTTATGAATTAAGATTGATAGAGTTTATGAGATATGCTCAGGCAAAGACTGGAAAGTACAATCTTGTATTTATGGGCGGATGTGCATTAAATTGTTCAGCCAATACAAAACTTTGGGATATATTTAGTGATATTTGGATTATGCCAAACCCTGGAGATGCTGGAAGCTCTTTGGGTGCTGCCGCTGCTTTATATGGTAAACACATTAATTGGAAATCACCATACCTCGGATATAATTTAAAAGGTGATTATCCAGTTAGAGATATAATAACTGGATTGATTAGAGATAAGGTTGTTGCTGTTGCGTCAGGAAGAGCAGAGTATGGACCAAGAGCACTGGGTAATAGATCTATATTAGCGGACCCAAGAGATCCAAACATAAAAGACAAGGTTAACCTTATTAAAAAAAGAGAAATGTTTAGGCCTTTTGCCCCAGTAGTGTTAGAAGAACATGCAAACAAATGGTTCAAGATGGATTTTACAAGCCCATACATGCAGTATGCAGTGAAATGTTTGCAGCCAGATAAGATTCCATCTGTAGTTCATGAAGATGGAACCTCAAGAGTTCAAACAATAAATAGAGAGCAGCATCCTGGACTATATGATGTTTTGCAGAATTGGTATGCTATTACAGGAGTTCCAGTTCTACTAAACACTAGTTTAAATATAAAAGGACAACCTCTTTTAAATGATGAAAACGATATTAATTTGTGGGAAGAAACATATAAACAAAATATCGTTACGGGGTCTATACTATGACAACAGGATCAGATAAAATTATAGAGTTTCAAGAGATGCTTGTTGATAGAAAAAGTCTAAAAAGTATTAATTATATAAAAGTTGATAGAGAAAAATATATTCACGATCATGTTAACTCTTTAAATTATAGAGGTTTAGAATTTGACAACAATGAAATTTTAACATTAGGTTGCTCTCAGACTTGGGGGTATGCAATGGATTATGAATTTTTGTGGCCTACGTTAATAATGAATAGATTTAAAAAAAATGTTTCAAATATTGCAGTTCCAGGGGATTCATTGCAGGCGCAAATTATAAAAGCTTTTACATATTTTAAAGAAATAGGGAACCCTAAAATAATTATTGGAGTACTACCATTTGCAAGATTTGAGTTTCCATACATAAAAAACAAAATGATTTTTCAAACTATGCAGCCTCATGTACCAACAGAAAAAATGAAAAGTTCTTTTATTGCTAACGCTTATGTTCCTTATACGTTAGACAAATATGATACTAAAATTACTTATACTAAAACTCCACATATTTTGGATGAAATATTTACAATAGAAATGGCTATGTTCTATAACGATTCTTTTATTGCTATTTTAGAACAATATTGTAAAGCTAATGATATAAAAATTATATGGACATTCTGGGAAAATTTAAATCCTCCTATAAATAAATTGTTTATAAATTCTTATGATGGATATTTCCAAATTAATAGAAATATGCCACAATTTACTATGAGACAAATTAAAACGTTTAAGAGTGCTCCAGAATATAATCTTTCTGATTTTATGGGATTATGCAAAGATGATTACTTTTCATCTTTAATATATAAAAATATTAATCATGAATGTATTCTTTCTGCTAAAGATAAGAATCATTTTGGTATATTAGATCATATATTTATAGCAGACGCAATTTGTGACCAACTAAAAAATAGATTTGGAATTGAATAGCAAAAATCCCAACTAGAGGCGGATCTAGCTGGGACCTGCTGCACTTACGTGCTTAGTTCTAGGAGCTAAGCTCGACTAGCACTAATTCTTTTAATTATTTTTTTTATTAAATTTTCTTTTTTGTTACTGCATACAATGCATTGTGCATCTTTTGGACATTTGTGATGACTATGGTCATATGGGAAATATGGACCATACATTCGTCTTGCAAAATGTCTTGGCATAAAATAATTATATCACTTATTCAGTTTGAAGTAAATTATTTTCTTCTAGCTTATCATATACCGCAGCCATGTAATAAATCATTCCAGCATGAGCATCATTTATTGCCTTATCAACATCTTCTTCTGACATTCCGCTCATTGAAGCCATGTATCTATTTGTGCTTTCAAACACTTTTACCATAAGCTGTACGACAGACTCTTTATCTTTATTCATTTTCTTCTTCCGCTCTAAAAGCTGGGGAGGGACCCAGCAAAAAACCCTCTTTGTGATATTCTACCATTTTAGATATTTGAAGTCTAGAGTCATCATCTTTTGCTAAAAGATTTGCAACCATTGTTAGCATGTCGTAAACTCTATGCAACATTATGTAATTTACCATAGGTAAATTATCTTCTAAGTTATCAGACTTCTGATTGGTCATTTTTATTTTTCATGTCCTCTAATATTTCATCTATTGTATTTAGTCCACGAGTTTTTGCATTTTCCAAATAATCTTTTACTATTAGCAAAGCTCTTTCAGCAAGCAATAAACCAGGCATATGGACACAAGGTATATTTTTTGCAACCTTGGCCCTTAACTCTTCGTCAAATTCATTTTTTAGTGGCATTTATTAAACTTTCCATGTTTTTATATAGGTGAATTCCAATATACTTTTTATAATCGCAAGAAAGGCAATACAAGAATATTTTTTCTTCCGAGTCTTCGTTAGCAAAAAGAAGGCCTTGATCCAGTGGACAATCCATTCCTGGAACAAGACCCTCTTTTGCAAGAGCTAAATATCTAGACACTACTTGTATCTTAATACTTATCTCCTAACTACTTTGGAAATTGAATCATCAATTTCTTTGCTTTTGGTATAGAATTTGGCCACGACGACCAATCTACTCCGCCTTTAGTCATATAGTACGTTATCTCTGCGTTTATGACTGGATCAAATAAAAGTACATTTGACCTCAATTCGAATTTCTCTTTACGATCTGTGCCAAGAGTTCCCAGCATATTGATCTGAAAAATTCCGTAGGAACTGTCTCCAGTATTCCTGTTGCCATTGTATGCCATAGGGCGTCCGTTAGACTCCGCTTTAGCAATGGCCCACGCCATTTTAAGGGCGCTTCCTTCAAAACCAACAGATTTTAAAAGTTTTACCAACTCTTTATCTGTTAACATTTCCGAAGGTTTGTATACAGTATTGCTGAATTTTTCCAGCGTTTCTCTTTTCAGTTGTGCTTCTGTTTTAGTTTCAACCTTTGCAGGTAGAGCTTCGGCTGGCGGAACATTAATAACTGGCGTACCAGAAAATAAAAACATTAAACCAACCGCTATTGCAACATAATGATGTATAACATCACTAAGTTTTTCTTTCATATTCTCCATTGGCATTTCCTCCATTAGAGATAACGGACTATAATAATAACATTGTTTTATAGTACATGTCAAGTTAGTCGACTACAATTTTAAATTGTAGTTAACTAATAAAGTTATAATCATTTATGTTTATTAAGCATAAAAATGCTTCCCTTCTATAAAATTTTTTGGTAGAATTGGTATCTCAATTAAATTTTATTAACCGCAAGGCGGAGAAAAGGTGTTATATGTCATATTTAGAATCATTTAAGCTATCCTCAGATTACTTTGAAGAAAAGCCTATGCAGTTTGTAGAAGAGAGTCCATTTTCTTATATTATAAAAAATCCCTATGAAAACTTTATAGCTATATCAAGATACGCTAGATGGATACCTTCTGAATCACGTCGTGAAACATGGAAAGAATCAGTAGATAGATATTTTTCTTTTATGTTAAATCATTTAAAGGAAAAGTTTGATTATATTCCAGACCCTATAGTTTTATCAAATCTTAAAGATGCAGTATACTCAAGAAACGTTATGCCTTCAATGAGAGCAGTTATGACTTCTGGGCCAGCGTTGGAAAGAGATAATGCCGCAGGATACAACTGTTCATATTTGCCAGTAGATAGCATAAGGTCTTTTGATGAAACAATGTACATCCTTATGTGCGGAGCTGGAGTTGGATTCTCTGTTGAATATAAATACATTAATCAACTTCCCTCAGTTCCAGAATCTTTAGAAAAAATAAATGATGTAATTGTGGTAGAAGATTCCAAAACTGGATGGGCAAGTGCGTATAGATCTCTTTTAGAAAATTTATGGGACGGGAAAATTCCATCTATAGACATATCTAATGTTAGGCCAGCAGGAGCAAGACTTAAGACAATGGGAGGCAGATCTTCTGGGCCACAGCCTTTAGTTAACCTATTTGACTTTACTATTAAGATTTTTAAAAATGCTCTCGGAAGACAGCTAAAGCCAATAGAGTGTCATGACATAATGTGTAAAATTGGTGAGGTTGTAGTTGTTGGCGGAGTTAGAAGATCTGCTATGATATCTTTATCAAACATTAATGACATTGAAATGGCTCATGCAAAATCAGGAAATTGGTGGGAAAACAATTCTCAAAGAGCACTATCTAATAATTCAGTTGCTTATTCAAGAAAACCACCGATGGAACAATTTATTACGGAGTGGAAAAATTTATATGATTCAAAATCAGGTGAGCGTGGCATATACAATGTTGCAGCAGCTCAAAAGCAAGCAGCGTTATACGGAAGAGATCCAGAAATTCACTACGGAACTAACCCCTGCTCAGAAATTATCCTTAGACCTTATCAATTTTGTAATTTGTCCGAAGTTGTAATTCGTGAAGATGACAACGAAGAAACTGTTTCAAGAAAGGTACAGTTGGCATCCATTCTTGGCACATGGCAATCAACTCTTACAGACTTCCAATACCTAAGAGATATTTGGAAGCAAAATACAGAAGAAGAAAGACTTCTTGGAGTATCTTTAACTGGACAGTTTGGAAATGCAATTTTTTCAGGTAAGTCTAGAAATGCAAATGAATTTAATTGTGGAAAAGGATGTCTAGATCTCTGTAACAACGAAGAACACATTAAAGAAGATAATTATACAAGACTTGAGCACATGTTACAAAGACTAAGATCTAGAGCTAGAGAAGCTAATCAAATAGAAGCAAAGTCAATAGGTATTAATCCTTCTGCAGCTGTAACTTGCGTAAAGCCATCAGGAACAGTTTCTCAATTGACTGGAGTTTCTTCTGGCATGCACCCATGGCATTCAGAATATTATGTAAGAACTGTTCGTGGAGACAAAAAAGATCCTTTATCTAATTTCTTAAAAGACATAGGCATACCTTGTGAAGATGATTTTATGAATCCAAATAGTACTTATGTTTTTTCTTTTCCAGTTAAAGCTCCAGAAGAAGCAACTTTTAGAAAAGACTTGACAGCAATACAGCATCTAGAGTTATGGCTTTTGTACCAACGTGCCTGGTGTGAACATAAACCATCAATTACTGTGTCAGTACATGAAGATGAATGGATGGCAGTAGGCTCCTGGGTTTGGGAACACTTTGACGAAGTTTCAGGTATTTCATTTTTACCATATTCTGATCATTCATATAAGCAAGCTCCGTATCAAGAGGTTTCTAGAGAAGAGTATGATGAATTAGTTTTAAAGATGCCAAACAAAATTCGTTGGGATGACTTATCTTTTTATGAAACAGAAGACGGAACACTTGGCTCACAAACATTAGCATGCTCCTCAGATGGAAATTGCGAACTTGTAGATATTACCGCTTAGGGGTATAATTAATATTGGGTTAGCGCCCAAAATTCCTGGGTACAAGACCCAGAAATAAGGAGGTCTTTAATGAAAGAAGATCTTAATAATGATGGAAAGGTAACAATGCAAGAAAAAATTCTAGCAGCGTTAGCAAGCTATGGTCGTCACTTTTTAGGTGCCGCCATTGCACTATACATGACTGGTAATACAGACCCAGGAGATTTAATTAAGGGTGGTATAGCAGCATGCTTGCCAGTTATTTTAAAGGCATTAAATCCAAACGAACCAAGCTTTGGATTTACAAAGAAAGCATAATTTAATAGTTGATTAGGATTGCTCCTATGCTAAAATAAAGCATGGGAGTTTTCCTATTTTAGGGGTATTTTAATGGCTGCACAAAAAAATTTTGAAGTAGACCAAAACGCTACTTTTAACTTTGAGGTTCAATATCTTGATGAAGATGAGAGCCCTATACAGTTACATTTTCATACCGCAAAAATGCAAGTAAGAGATACACAGGGTGGAAAAAAAGTAGCTTTCACATTAACAGAGTCTGATGGAATAACAATTAGCCCTACAGAAGGAAAACTTTCAGTTTCTATATCAGCAGACAGAACAAATAAATTATTTTACCCAAAATCAGCATATGATTTAGTTTTAATTGATCCAAGTGTAAATAAGACAAGACTTTTAGAAGGATATATGACTTTAAATAGAGCGGTGACAATTTAATGGGAACTAGATTAATAGTAACCGAAGACAATCCATTAGTAGTTGTTAGAGCGTCTGGTGCTCCAGGCAGAACTATTATTAGTGGAGAAGGAAACCCCTCCAATATGCTGGGGGTTCCTGGAGACTTTTATTTTGATAAAAATACCACTAGGTTTTGGGGGCCTAAAGATTCTTCTACAAACACTTGGAATATATCCAGTAGCTTTATTTTAGACAAACAAATATCATTGACAGCCTCATGGGAAATGGCTCAATTAGTGTTAGATGGGGATGTTTATAAAATAGCAATATCTCATAATCTAGGCTTTCACCCAAACGTAACAGTTAAGTCTAGCTCTGGAGACATATTAGAAACAGGAATAGACTATAATAGTCTTAATACAATTACACTGATAATGGCACAGCCGTTTTCAGGGACAGCACATCTGTCTTAAAGGGAGTGAAAAATGGCAAGAAAATTTTTGGTTAGCATTGACCTAAATAAGAACGAACTACTCAATGCCAGAATCCAGAACTTAGGAACCGCACCAAGCAATCCAGTTACTGGTCAAATTTATTACAATTCAAACGATAATCTTTTATATTTTTGGAATGGAGCAGAATGGCTAACAGCCTCTGGTGATTTTGGAGATAGTAATTATACAACTAGAATAAAATTTGGAGATTCTGTAAGTCATGGATCTTCTCCTTATGTTGCACATGCTGATCACAAGCATGATGTTGCCGATATTCTTGGTACAACAAATCAAATTACTGTTACAAAAGCTGTAAATGGAGATGCAACCCTTTCTCTTCCATCACAACTTAATGTTACAAACATAGACGCTGCTACATTAGATACAACTGGTAATGTAGATATTGGCGGAACTTTAGAAGTTACAGGTGGAACTACATTAAGTGGTTCTGCAAACTTAAATAGTACATTACATGTTGATGGCGCAACAGAATTACAGTCAACATTAGATGTTGATGGCGCAACAACATTAAATAATACACTTACAGTTTCTGGCAATACATTATTAAATGGCAATGTTGATGTAGCGTCAGGCACTTTAGACGTTGGCGGAGCCGTAAAGTTTGATTCTACTTTAGAAGTAGACGGATCATCACAGTTTGATGGTGCCGTAACAGCAAATTCTACTTCTACTGTTAATGGAGTATTCACAGCTAATTCAACATCAACATTTAATGATGATGTTCAAATAAATGGAAACTTAGATTTAAATGGGAACTCAGATGTTTCTGGAACATTAGATGTTGCAGGAGCAGCAGACTTTGCAAACACATTAGACGTAACTGGTGCAGCCACATTCAATTCGTCTATTGTTGTTGACGGCACTGCCACATTTAATGGTGAAGTTACTGCAGTATCCAATCTTGAGGTAACAGGATCTACTGACTTAAATGGTGGATTAGACGTTACTGGAGATACAACAATAGGTGGAAACCTACAGGTTAATGGAAGCTTGAATGTAACAGGCTCTATCAATTCTGTAAATACTACTCAAGTTAATATATCAGATAATGTAATTAATTTGAATAGCGACATGCCACACACTCAGGCTCCCTCTGTAGATGCAGGCATAAAGGTTCATAGAGGCACAGAAAACGATGTACAGATCCTTTGGAACGAAACATCTGATCAGTGGACATTATCAAATGATGGAACAAACTATCATGAGATAACAAGAAAATATAAAGAAACACTTAGCACATCAGCTACAACATATACAGTAACACACAACCTCGGCACAAAAGATGTTGTTGTTCAAATTTATGAGGTTGCTTCTCCATATGCCCAAATAG